CATCGGAAGAAAAATTTTTCGATTTTTGAGAAGCTTCGAAAATGAACGGCGATGGGGCGCCCCAAAACAACAAAACTACAAATAAACGGCGGCGGCAAATTGGTCATCGAAAAGGTTTGCAAAATTACATCAAAAACGACGGTTTTTAATCCAAAAAGGAGGCGGGAAATTGAATCCGAAAAAAGCAACGCGGGAAAGGCGAGATGAGCGGGCAGCCGTGCGGCGACTGCTGATGTATTGGGGTAATGCAGAGCGCACGAGGACGGAAAAAGAGCGGTTGTTAATTAGCGTTGACGAGGAGATCGAAGCGCAATACGATCTTCACCCGCAGCAGATTACGGGCCTGCCGCACGGTACCGAGCTGCCGGACAGCACTCCGGCCACGGTGATAAAAGCTTCGCGGGAATTAAAAAGACTGCGAAAGAAGAAAAAACGGCTGGAAGACGAATTACAAAATCTCGATCATTGGGTGGGAATGATAGAATTTGAAGTGATGTGTTTGCCGCCGCTGGAATATGAGGCAATAAGACTGCGGTACGTTAAATACGGAGTGGCAAAAGGGGGATATTGGGAGCGGATAGCGCAGCAAATGCACGTCTCGATTGATTGGGCGAAGACCCTTGAGAGACAGGGTGTAGACAGGCTGATAGGCAGAATAGCAGCGTAAAGAGAATACCGTATAAGAGGGCTGATATAGCCCTCTTATATTATTATCCCGAGCCTTGCCGCCAGCAGCTCCCGCCGCGCTTGCGGTATCGGCTTAACTCCGGCGCACCATGAGTGCACAGCGGCCTTGCTTACCTCACAGGCCTCGGCGGCCTGCTCCAGCGTCAGGTCACGGGCCTTAAGCTGATCCCGCAAATACTCGCCGTCGCTGAGCACGGGAGCGCACCGGCCCTGCATATATGCAAGCTCCCACATGCCTTGCTGGTTGAGCGGCAGCGCGTGCTCGTCCTCGGTTATATCCTCTGCGCCTTGCAGCGCGTCCCGTATGGCTCTATCGACCTCCGGGGTGAGCTTGCGGTTAATAATCATATACCGCAAGCCCTCACCCAGCCCACGGATAGGCCACATATTAGCTGTCTGCACCCGGCAGCGCGCCCCGATGATTTCGGGGAGCTGCGCCGCCATTATACCATACGCCCGACCCAGGGCCTTAACCGTGTTGTCTGTCATGTGCTCACCTCCGTTAATCCTGCATGACCCAGACGCGATAATCAGTTACGGACATAACGGTCCAGCCGCCGTCAACCTCGACCACAACCTCATCACCACGGCAATTTTCCACCGCCTCGTCATACGTGTCAAAATGTACCATTTTCATATCCTCCTTTTTGTTTTTACCAAACCGTCACGATCTCGTCATAATAGGGATTACTGTGTTCTACGTCGTAATAATCGCCGTCATATTGGCGGGCCTCCAGCAAATCAATACCAGTTAGCCCCTCGGGGTCATCGGTGATTTTGTACTCAACGGGCAAATCCAACTCCCGAGCCGCGCTGAGGGTGTGGTGCTTGTCAGTTTGTATAGCATACTCTACACCGTCGATTATGCCAACATAGGAGCAGGGGACGATGACGCTTTTAGCACCGGCGGCGGTGAGCTGCTCTATTTTCTCAGCTACTATTTCGGGGTTGATGTAGTGCTGGCTGCTAATGATTGTCATTTTTGTGTGCTCCTCTCTTGTTATGGCTATATTATATACCTGTCAGATTAAAAAGTCAACCGAAAAGATAAACAAACTAAAATAATAAGGCAAAAACTTTTTATGCGCGAACCGCACCGCGCATCATAAAACCAAAACCTATTGCGAAACGAGATAAATAAAACTCAACACTTTCCCACACTCTTTGTGTGCTATAATAATACCATCAAAAGGGCTGCGAAGAGCGGCCCTTGAGCATTTTGAGGGAGATGAGCGGCGCTATGGCAAGCCGAGCCCTACATTTTTGCCAGTTCCCTGGATGTAATGCACTGACCGCCGGACGATACTGCGATGAGCACCGGACGGCGGGCGAACTGCGGCAGCAGGAGCAGATACACGCCCAGGACGAGCGGCGGGGTAGCTCCCGGCAGCGCGGATATGATGCCCGATGGAGCAAATACTCCCGCTGGTATTTGTCGGCCCCGGAACATCAACTCTGCGCCCTGCGGCTGGACGATGGCTGCACTATGGTGGCGCGGTGCGTGGATCACATAGACCCGCCTGACGGGCCGGGCGACCCGCGCTTTTGGGATACCGCCAATCACCAGCCCGCCTGTATACATTGCAACAGCGTCAAAGGACACAAAAAAATCATAGGCAAATACAGAATTTGAGAAAGGAGGAGCCTATGCCGACAGGAAGAAAGCCGAGGCCGCTAAAGCTCGTCGATAACGGCAAAAACCGGCATACCAAAGACACGATGGAAAACCGGGAGAATGGCGAACCTACCGGCTGCTCCGACAAATTAAAACCACCCAAAAGCCTGTCCCCGGAGGCGAAGAAGGAATGGAAAAGGGTAGTAAAGCTCTACCGCCAGCTCGACACCCCGATAATTAACGATTTGGACATATCCGCCCTCGCTGCCTACTGCGAGAGTGTGGCGATATACCAAAAAGCCGAGGCGGAATACCAAAACGGCCCGCTTATATACCGGGCGGCGGACGGCAAGCCAACGGAAAACCCGTATATCACCATCATGCGCCGGGAGGGGCAGAATATCATAAAATACGCCGAACAGCTGTGCCTGTCGCCGGTGGGCCGTGCTCGCATGGGTGTAGCAGCAGCGAAAAAAGCCGCAGAGAGCGACCCCATGGCCGCATATCTGAGCAAGTACGGTGGTTAACTCGAACAAAGCCCTCGAAGTTATCGAGTTTGTACAGGCCCTTAAACATACCGGCGATTTTTACGGCAAACCCTTTGTGCTTTTGCCATGGCAGATAGGGGTCATAAACTCCGTATACGGCACCGTGACCGCCGAGGGCGTGCGGCAGTACCGCATGGCATATTTGGAGATCGCCAAGAAAAACGGCAAGACCGAACTTATCGCCGCGCTGAGCCTGTATCACCTGGTCATGGACGCACCGGGCGGCGAGATATACTGCGGCGCCGCAGACAGGAACCAGGCATCAATAGCTTTTAACGCCGCAAAGAGCATGGTGGAGCAAAGCGAAGTATTGTCCAAGATAATCAAAATCAAAGACAGCACGAAGGAAATGCTGAATCTCCGCACACACAGCCGCTTTAAAGTGCTGTCGGCAGAGGCGGCGACCAAACACGGCCTTAACCCCTCCGTGGTTATCATAGATGAACTACACGCCCACCCCAAGCGGGACTTGTGGGACGTGCTGACATTTGGCACGGGTGCTGCACGGAATGAGCAGCTCATATGGTGCATCACCACCGCGGGCGACGACCCCGACCGCAAAAGTGTGGGATGGGAACAGCACGAAATAGCAACAAAGGTGCTGAGCGGCGAACTGACAGACCCGGCGTTTTACGCCAAAATCTATACCGTCCCTGAGGACGCAGACATATACGACGAAACAAATTGGTACTTAGCCAATCCCTCGCTGGGCGTATCCATCAAAATTGAGAATGTGCGCAGCGAGGCGATAAAGGCCCGGAACAGCCCGGCGGCAGAGAAACTCTTCCGGTGGCTCCGGCTCAATCAATGGATCTCGCTTAAACGCACCGGCTGGCTGCCCATCACCCTATGGGATGATACCGAAGGGGGCTGGCATAAATCCGATATGCTGGGGCGGCCCTGTTATGTAGGCATAGACCTGTCCAGCACCACCGACCTGACCGCCGTGGCGGCCCTTTTCCCACCGCTGCCGGAGGAAACGGAGTGGCGCTTTTTTGTGGATGCGTGGATTCCCGAGGAAAACATGCGGGAACGGGAGCGCCGGGATCATGTGCCTTTTAGCAAATGGGTGCAGGCGGGGCATATGCACGCGACGCCTGGCAACTGCGTGGATTACGCTTATATCGCAAACTATCTCGACAAGCTCATGTTGGATTATAACGTCAAATATATCGCGGCGGACGAGTGGCGCATAGATTCCTTGCGACCGCTTATGCAGCAGGAGGTTGCGGCACAAAAGATAATCACCATACCGCAGACCATGGGCGGTATGTCGCCCGCGATGAAAGAACTTGAGCGGCTCCTACGCGAAGGCGAAATGACACACGAAAAAAACCCATGCGGGCGCTGGTCTTTTGGCAATGTAGTAGTAGCCCAGGACGGCAACGAGAACATAAAACCCATGAAAAACCGGAGCATAGAGCGGATAGACCCGATGTGCGCCCTGATAGACGCGATGGCGGCGGCGGTAAAACTGGAACCCAAGCGCAGCGTATACGAGCACCGCGGCCTGAGAATAGTGTGAGGTAAACAGTGAAGAGATTTAAACTTTTTGGCAAAACATACGAAATACGGGCGGCGGACGTTAAAACACTGCCCTCCGTATCAGATGATAGCGCATGGCAGATGTACCTTGCAGGGCAGGGTTACGCCATAAGCGCAGAGGGGGCGCTGCAGGTCGCGGCGGTATTCAGGTGTGTTGACCTGATAAGCAAGACCATGGCGGCGTTGCCCCTGCACATGTACAAAAATACCGGGGAGGGCAAACAAAAGGCACGGGATCATCCCCTGTATAAGCTGTTGTATGTGCTGCCCAACCGCACCACCACGGCGTATGAGCTTATGCAGATGCTTGTGGCAAACATGCTGCTCACTCGCGGCGGTTATCTCCGCATAGTGCGGGACAGATACGGCTTTGTGCGACACCTCAAAAATCTGCCCACCTCCTGCTGCTCGGAAGTGTACACCAACCGGGAAAACGGGGAACAGTATATATACGTCACCTATGACGGCATAACAGAAACGCTCCGGGAGGGCGATTTTGTCTTTATCCCCGGTTTTAGATTTGGCGACCGCACGCCGGAAGACCCGATGACCATAGCCGCAAGCGTACTGGGACTGAATAACAGCATGACACAATACGCGCAAAGGGGCTTTTCTGGTACTTCCCCCGGCGGTTATATAACCTATCCGGGGCAACTCTCCGATACGGCATACGAGCGCTTCAAAAAGGACTTCCAGAGCAACTACGGCGGCGTAGAAAACGCCGGGAAATGGATGTTTCTGGAAAACGGCTCCACGGCGCAGCCGTGGGACAGGGACATGTCAAAGACACAGCTCCTTGATAGCCGCAAATGGGCAGTAACCGAGATATGCCGCATTTTTGGCGTACCCCCACACATGTGCATGGATCTGGAAAAAGCCACTTTTTCAAATATTGAGCAGCAGAGCGCCGAGTTTGTACGTGACTGCATAAATCCCCTATCCGTGCGTATAGAGCAGGCCCTTTACCGTGACCTGTTGAGCGAGGCGGAGCAGGCGAAGTATTATTTTAAGTTTAATACAAACAGTCTGCTACGCGGCGATACCGCCACCCGAACGAGCTATTACAACACAATGCGGCAGAATGGTGTGATGAACGCGGACGATATCCGCGAGCTGGAGGATATGAACCCCATACCCGATGGGCTGGGAAAGATATACTTTATCAACGGCAACATGCTGCCGCTGGAAAACGCAAAACTCAACGCGCCTAAAAGCGCGCAAGCGAAAGGAGCGCCCCTGAAAAATGAATAAATTTTGGGAGTTTAAAGCTCTCGGCAATGCCGGCGAGCTTTTTTTGTACGGAGAGATCAGCGATACGTCATGGTGGGGCGACGAAATAACCCCTGCGCAATTTCAAAAAGAATTGGCGGCGCTGGGGGATATATCCACCCTTGATGTGTATATCAACAGCCCTGGCGGGGACATCTTTGCGGGATTTAGCCTGTACAACATCCTCAACCGCCACCCGGCGACAAAAAACGTGCATATAGACGGCCTCGCCGCCTCCGCCGCATCAGTGGTTGCCATGGCGGGCGATACCATCAAAATGCCCGAAAATGCCACGTTGATGATACATAATGCATGGACATACACCGGCGGCGGGGCGGAGGACTTACGCAGGACCGCCGACGAGCTCGACCGTATCAACGACCAGATAGCGGGCATATACGCCGCCCGCACCGGCAAGGAGAAGGACGAGATATCCGCCCTTATGACAGCAGAAACGTGGATGAGCGGCACCGAAGCGCTTAATATGGGCTTTGTAAACGAACTCATCGAAAACAAAAAGGTCGCGGCTTGCACGGATACCGAAAAGTGGTTTGCGCTGTACAAGCACGCGCCGAAGGAACCGCTGGAAAACAGGGAGCCTGACAACGGGGGAGCAATCCAGCCCGCAGCAGATATAAACACCGCACTGCAGGAGCAGCGCAAGAGATTCAGAGCGACTAAACTAAAAATTTTGGAGGTATAAGTAACCGATGAAGAAACTCTACGAAATGATGCAGGATCGCGCAAATGCCGCAACCCAGATGCGCGAAATAATGAACAAATTTGAAGACGGCGTGATGGACGCGGAATCCACCGAGACCTATAACCGGCTCGAAAAGGAGTTTGACGCGCTCAACGCCAACATAATCCGCGAGCAGAAGCAGCTCGAGCGGGAACGCGCCGCCGGTGAAGTGATCGACAAGCTGGGCGACAAAAAGGACGAGCACATTAAAGTATTTGCCCGTGCACTGCAGGGCGATTCCGAGTCCATAACCAGGTACAAAAACACCACCATGACCCTTGGCACAAACGCTACCGCCGGTTATCTGACCGCACCCGTGGAATTTGTCAACCAGCTCATAGCCGGGCTCAAAAATGACATGTTTATGCGCCAGATATGCAACGTTGTGGGCCCCATAGGTCAGGCACAGAGCCTTGGGTATCCCAGCCTGACTACCGATGCGTCTGATGTGGCATGGACAACCGTACCTGGTTGAGCCCCCGAAGAGGCGACCATCGCCTTCGGCCGCCGCGAATTTAAGCCCCAGCGCCTTGCCAAACTGATTAAGATATCCAAGACCCTCATGCGCCACGCGCCCAGCCCTGATCAGACCGTGCTTGACCGCATATTGTACAAGATCGAGGCGGCGCAGGAAAACGCCTTTATGAGCGGAACGGGCACTAACCAGCCTTTGGGCATCTTTACCGCCTCTGACAGCGGCATAGCCACCGGGCGCGACGTTACCGCCGCTTCCGCCACCGCCGTGGCCACCGACGACCTGATAGAGTGCAAATACGGCGTGAAGGGCCAGTATATGCGCGGGGCCTCCTGGGTAATGCACCGCGACCTCTGCAAGATGATCGCAAAGCTCAAGGACAGCGACGGCCAGTATATATGGCAGCCCTCCGTGCAGGCAGGACAGCCTGATATGCTGCTGGGCGCTCCCGTGTATATGTCCGAGTACGCGCCTAACGCCGTAGCCGCGGGCAAGTACGTGGCAGTATACGGCGACTTTAAAACCGGCTATTGGGTATGCGACAGCGACGGCCTCTACATACAGGTGCTTAACGAGCTGTACGCCGTCAACAACGAGATAGGCTACGTTGTCGAGTACTATGGCGACGGCGCACCCGTAGTGGGCGAGGCGTTCAGCCGCCTGAAGATGAAGGCGAGCTGATGAAAATCAAAATGTTGACCTTAGCAGCCGGGCCGGAGGGAGTAACCCCGCCCGGCTCCATCATTGACATAGACGAGGCAACGGCGCGGCAGCTCATCAGGGGCTGTTACGCCATAGCCATGGAGGCCGACAATGGTAATAACAAGACAACCCCCAGCAGTGGAACCGCTAAGCCTCGAAGAGGTAAAACTGCATCTGCGGAATAACCCCGGCGATACCAGCGAGGACAAGGATATAATAGCTCCTCTCATAAGCGCGGCCCGCGAATATTGCGAGAACTATTGCGGGAAGTCATTTGCGGAGCAGTCCATAACCGCTTACCCGGAGGTGAGCGGCACTGTGACACTCCCGCGTGGCCCCGTGATAAGCGTGGACAGCGTTACAGTGGGCGGCGAGGCGGTGGAGTATACCGCAGACGTGCGCCGCGGCACCGTGACGGTAAACAAGCCCGGCGCAGTCATAACCTACACCGCAGGATACGAGGAGACACCCTACCTTGTGCGACAGGCCATGCTCCTGCTCATAGGCCATTGGTACACCAACCGGGAGGCTGTGATACAGGGTTCTACGACCGAGATAGACATAGCGGTTCGCGCGATGCTGAATCAATATAAAGGCTGGTGGTTTTGATGGCAATTAAAGCCGGAGCAGGCGAAATGCGAACGAAAATCACCATAAAAGCGCCGGAATACAGCATCAAAGCCGGATTCAGCGCGGAAAACTTTAAAAATGTTTTCCCCGGCCCCGTGTGGTGCAAGTGGGTGAATGCCCACGGTACGGAGGTATATCAGGCGGAAGAACTGCACTTGCGGCAGCCCGCGACCATAACCATGCGCTACTCGCCCCTTGTGACCGTCGAGTGCCGCATATGGCATGAGCGGGATGCCGAGCCTTACGAGATCATCAGCATAGATAATGTCGGAGACCGCCGGGAATTTTTGGAGATTAAGGTTCAGAGGGTGGTGACGGCATGACCATAGCGGAGATACTCAAGGATGGATACACCGTATGCCACCCGCCTTATATGGGCGACCAACGCACCTACATCACATATCAATGCATGGGCCAGATCGGGACGCTATACGCAGAGGGCGCAGAAAAGGAAACGGGCGTGATGTACTCTGTGGATTACTACACCGACACTCCCCCGTTCGAGCTGGCTATAAAGGATATCAAGGGCAGGCTCGCTGCGGCAGGCTGGAGTTGCACTGTGGACGTGGAAATATACGAAGTGGACACGGGACTGTACCACATTGCCATGACCGCGGTGGGCGTAGGAGGGATATATGGCTAACGTTGAGTTTTCCGGATTTGATGAGGTGGAGGCGGCCCTAAAAGGCGTAAGGGACGGCATGGACGAACTAAACGACGAACTGATGAACGATGGCGCAGACTATGCAAAACAGGAAATCGAACGGGCCATATATCAGTATGGCGAATATCGTACCGGCTCTCTGCTACGCTCTATCAAAAAATCAAAAGGCAAGGATAAGGACGGCTCCCGCTATGTTATGGTAAAGCCCACAGGGAAAAACGACAGCGGCGCGTCCAATGGGCAAGTGGCATTCAGCCGCAACTATGGGCGCTCTAACGACCCCGGTTCCCGTTTCTGGACAATAGCCGAGGAACGCGCAGTAAAGAAATTTGAGGAAATTTTGAACCAAAAGGTAAACCTATTTTTTAAGCAGAAAGGATTGGATTAAATGCCTACTTTTGACCTCAGAGGAATAAAAATCGGCAAGTACACAAATACCGACGGCACCATCACTTATGATACGCCCGTAAGCATGGGCGACGCAATGAGCGTGGAGCTGAACCTGACCGCTGCCGAGGGCAGACTGTACGCCGAGAGCCGCCTTGCCGAGTACAAGAAACTCATAACCGGCGGCACTGCCAGCGTTGGAGTGAAATACATCACCGACGCGGCACAGAAACTGCTTTTTGGCATGAGCGAAAATACGCGCAACGTAGGAACAAACACCTCACAAAAGAGCCTTAAAGCCACTGCGAAGGACATTGCGAAGTATGTCGGCATGGGCTTTTACGCCCCGGACGCTATTGACGGCACGGACAAATATACCGCCGTCTTTGTGTACAAGGTGCTTTTTGGCGCACCCGGCTATGTATACGCCACAAAAGGCGACAGCATCACCTTCCAGACTCCCACGACCACGGGCGAGTTTTTAGCAGATGACAGCGAGGACAAGAATATCATGGAGATTGCAATACTGGCAAGCGAAAGCGATGCGGTAGCGTGGATAAACAAGTGCTTCGGCGCGTCATAAAAGGAGAACGGCATGGATATAAGACTGAAAACCGCAAAATACACCTTTGACGGACAGGAAATGACCCTCTGCTGCAACATGAATGTGCTGGCGGACGTGCAGGAAATGTTTGACGGCAATATATCAAAAGCGCTCAGGAGCGCTACGACAAAGACAATCGTGTGCTTTTTGACTGCCATGATAAACGACTATCTTGACAGCGAGGGCTCCGACAAGTCTTATACCGTGAAGCAAGTGGGGCGGCTCATACCGCCCTCACAGCTTTCGGGCGTAACGTCGCTCGTGATGGACCTGACTACAGCGGCGCTTCGCGGCGATGAGGAAGCGGAACCAAAAAACGCGAAAACCACGCGGAAGACGAACCCATAAATTTCGCGTGGTATCTTACGGTATGGGTGATACGATTCGGACTGAGTGAAAGGGAATTCTGGAAAACGGCCACGCCGTACAGGATAGCAAGAATAATCAAAGAATATGCAAAAATACAGGGCATAACGCAGGAGAAAACTAAAAGCCTATCCGCATTTTTGGGAGGTACGTAAATGCCGAGCATAAGAACGAAATTTATAGCCGAAGGGGAAAAGGAATATAAAGAAGCGCTGAAAAGCATAGATAACGGCATGAAAGTGCTGCAATCGGAATCAAAAAAGCTGGCGGCGCAGTTTGAGGATAATGCCGATTCCGCCGAGGCGTTGAACGCAAAAAACAAAAACCTCGACGAAAGCGTGTTGAACCTGAAAGACAAACTGGAATTGCAGGAAGAGTGGCTAAAGAAGGTGGGCGCGGCCTATGGCGAGGCCGACGAACGCACGATGCGCATGAAAAAGGCCGTGAACGACACCGAAACGGCGCTCATAAAAGCCGAAAAAGAGCTGAAAAACAACACGGAAGCCTTGAAAGAGTACGGCGATGGGGCTGATAATGCGGGGGACAACAGCAAGGGGCTGGGCGATGCGCTCGACGAACTGGGCAGCAAATTTGGAATAAGCCTGCCGGACAACATCAAGGGAACCCTCGACGGGATGGTGAAGATAGAGGCCTTTTTCATGGGTCTGATGGGCCGGTTGGCGGCGGTAGCCGCCGCGATAGTGGTGGTAGAAAAAGCGCTTATCGACTTGACGGTGCAGCAGGCAGAATGGGCCAAAGAAATCGAGAGCGGTTCATCTCAGCTTGGCATGTCCACCGAATCATATCAGCAGCTCGATTATGTCATGCAGTCCGTGGGTTACTCGATGGATCAGGCTAAGGGAGACCTTTCCGCCCTTGCCGAGAAAGCACAGGACGCCGCCAGCGGCTCCGGCGAAGCGGCGGAAATGTTCGACCGCCTCGGCGTATCGGTGACAAACACCGACGGCACAATGAAATCACAGGCACAGCTTTTTACAGAGGTATACAGCGCTCTGGCACAGATGTCCGACGTAACCGATAGAAATGCAATAGCCTCAAAACTGCTGGGAACGACCGGCGAAGAAGCCGTTATCCCCATGCTTGAAAAATACGGCAGGGCAATAGAACAGGTAGCCTCGGCAGCGCCCATCGTGAAGGACGAGGACATACAAAAGCTGGCCTCTCTCAGCGATTCGCTCGGAATGTTCGAGGCAAAAATGGAAGCCGCGAAAAGCAAAGTTGCGGCTGCTTTTGCACCGGCCCTCGAACAGGTAATACAGATCGTGGGCGACCTTGCGATGCAATTTGCGGAGTTTGCGGCGGATACGGGGCTGGTTGACCTTTTCGGCACAATCATCGAACTGGCGGGCAACCTGTTACAGGCGTTAGAGCCGGTGCTGGATATACTCAACCTGCTAAAGCCGGTATTCCAGGCGATTGGCGGCGTACTGGCCCTGTTCGCGGACGCGGTGAAGGTGGTCGTAAACGCTGTGGGAGCGCTTACAGACACGCTGGATTATCTTTTCTCCTTCGGGCAGAAGAGATTTGACACCTCGAATATACAGAGCATAGCCAACGTCTTTAACGGCACAGACAGCAGCTTCGGGCGTTGGATGGGCAGCGTGGCGCATAACGCCGCCGGCACCGACAACTGGCGCGGCGGCCTGACTTGGGTGGGAGAAAACGGGCCGGAACTGATAGACTTACCGAAGGGGAGCAGAGTGTTGAATAATCAAGAGAGCCGCAGCGTGGGCGGCGACACCTTTAATATCAGAGTTGATATGTCGCAGATAAGCGACATACAAAAACTCATTGACATGGCGAACAACTACCGACGCAGCGTGCGGATGGGGTACGGAGGATAACATATGGCGACATTAGCAGATTTGCCGCTCGGGGCAACAATACTCATCCCGGTAGGCACCGAAGAAAACAGGCTATGCGAAGTGGCTGATAAAAATAACCTCGTATCCGGCGGAGCGGTGCTGGTATATAAAAAAATATACGAATATTCGCCGTTTGGAGATTCTAAAAGCTACCCGGACGGGACGCTGGACAACCTGATAAAAACCACGATTTTTAACAGTTTCCCGCAAACGCTGCGCGAGAAAATGATAGATGTTACCTTCGCGCTCGAAGGCAGCGGCAGCATAACCCGCAAAATGTTTGCTTTGACCTATACCATGGCGGGCTTCGGCACAAACAACGGCACCACCGAGGGCAAAGCGTTGCAGCTATACACGAGCAACGCCAGCAGGATTAAGACCTACAACGGCTCGGCGGCCAGCTGGTGGCTTTCCTCGCAGCGCTCCTCTGGCGGCGTGCGGCGCGTCCTCGCGGACGGCTCCGACAGTCTCAACAGCGACCCGTTCTACTCCATCGGCGTTGTCCCCGCTTTTGTAATCCCCCAATCAACACAACTGGAGGATACCCAAAACTCCGATGGCAGCTACTACATAAAGGGCCTGTTCCCAAACGATAAAATAACCGCAACGGCGACAAAACCAAAAAACACATACGCCGGAAGCTGGGAGACCGTAAGATTCGAGTGGACGTACAAAAGCGAAAACGGCATCCCACAGAAAAAATACGAACTGCAATATAAAGACACGTCACATACAGAATGGACGGAGCTGCAAACAGGAGAAACGGCAAACACATACGCCGACATACCGCCGAACACCTTAGTTGCGGGAACCGTATACTGGCGTGTGCGCTGCACTAATATTTATGATGCCGTATCCGCATGGAGCACGGAAGTATCGTTTACGGCTCAGGGCAAACCATCCACACCGACGGTATCCGCAACGGCAAGCCCGAGGCCGGTGATAACGTGGACAGGCGAAGGGCAGCTTGCTTATCAGGTGAAGGTAGACGATGCGGTACTCCGCACCGCTTACAGCACTGACGGGCAGTATAAGGTTAAAGAATACCTGAATGATGGCGCGCACATAGCCGCAGTGCGGATACAGAACGAATACGGTCTTTGGAGCGATTGGGGAACGGCTGAATTTACCGTTGCCAACACCCCTGGCGCGCCAATAACACTTTTTGCCGCGGGCGGCGAAAAAGCGACCCTTGCGTGGACGGAAACGGATCACAAAACTTACTATATCTACCGCGATGACATACCAATAGCAAAAACCACGGCACACACATACTCCGACCAAATGGCCATAGGGACGCACAAATATAAAGTGCGCGGCGTTGCTGGAGACAGTTACTCCATGTCCAATGAGGTCACGGTCACGCTTTCGGTAGACGCGCCGGAGATAGCGGCGCTGGGCGAAATGCAATGGTTGCGGCTGGAATATTCCACCGCGCAGAATAGCCCGCTGGGCGTGTCGACGTATCAGGATGTAGCGTATCAGTTTTACGCCGGGCGGCGGTATCCCGTGGCTGAGACCTCGCAGCAAATAACCAAAATATACAGTTTTAACGCTGCCTTTAACGATGCGGCGCAGGCGGCGGCTTTTGAGGGACTGCTGGGCAAGACCGTGATATACAGAGATCAGCACGGCTGCCTGTGCACCGGCCCGCTGATGGGCTTCGAATTGAGCGCAGACCAGTTTTTCAGGGCGTTTTCGTGCAGCGTACAGCAGACGGACAACAATGAGAGGATTGAGCATGATTGATACGATGAGCGTAGTAACCAGCCGCTTTGAGGTGATACGCAACGGGGCTGTTACAGAGCACAATCTGACGGCGGTGGGAGATGACTATCCCACCGTCACCATGGCTGCCGACGGCGAAATAAAGACCTCCATGTACGGCGTGTTCGAGCATAACGACAATGTGGATTATCTAAACGATGAAATAAGGCCGTATTACATCAAGGACGGCGTAGAGCATCCTCTCGGCGTATACATGGTGGGCACGCTGACCACCAAACACACTAAATACGGCAAGGACGAGGACACCATAGAGGCATACGATCGGGCACTGAGGCTCAAACAGACCAAAACCGAGACCCGGTATTATATTGCGGCGGGGACGCCATATATGACTGCGATACAGAGCCTTATCCGGGACGCCGGAATACCGCGCATACGGATGGACGATTGCGAGGACACTCTTGCCACAGACCGTGAGGATTGGGAAATAGGAACGGAATATCTCACCATCATCAATGCACTGCTGTCCGAAATAAACTTTTCGGATGTTTGGTTTGATTTTGATGGGGTAGCCCGCCTTGAAAGGTACGAGGCTCCGTCCAGCTCCAACATAGACCGGGAGTATCGGGACGACGAATATAGTATTATCGCCCCGGAATACACAGAGGAAATGGACATATATGAGGCCCCCAACGTTTTCATCGTCAACGTATCTAACCCTGACTATGACAACCCCATGACCGCAACGGGCATAAATGACAGCATGATCTCCGCTTTGTCCACGGTACGCAGGGGGCGGCGCATATTGGCGACGCCGGTTGAACTGGATAATATAGCAAGCCAGACGGCGCTGCAAAAATACGCGGATAATCTTGCTGTGAAATCCATGTTTGCAACGCAGAAAATCAAATTTTACACGGCCGTAAACCCGGCCCATGGCGTAGGAGATGTTATCGCACTGTATAACGGGGAGCTGGTGGGCGTATACGAGGAAACCGACTGGAAAATAGAGATACGCCCTGGCGCCCTCATGGAGCATCAGGCAAAAAAGGTGGTGTTCGTGTGATATATCAGGAGCAGGAAGCACTGTTTTTACAAAAGCGCAGGCCATCAGCGGCGAAATTTGCCTCTGTGGTGGCGGTGTCCGGCGGCAAAGCCACATTAAAATTTGACGGTGAAACTACCGCTACGCAGAAACGCTATAAATATAACGCCGCGCTCTCATTGAAAGCGGGCGACCGGGTAAAAGTGAATAAAATATCCGGCACTTATGTCATAGAATACAAACTGTAGGAGGGCGACTATGCTTACAGGCATTATACGCGGGCAGAGGCTTATGCTGCGCACACCCATTGTGGTGGCGGACAGCATAAACTATCTGACTGCAAAATTTGCGTTTGACGCCGACTGGAACGGCCGCGTTATCACGGCCTATTTTGTATGCGGAGATAAGACCATAACCGCGGAGCTCACAAGTGGCGAAATCACTGCAGCGCAGGGAATAAACCTCACTGCAGGACGCTGGGAACTGAAACTATCCGGCATAAAGGCCGACAGCCGCGTGACGGCGGGCCCGGTATGGTTTGACGTACTGCCATTCGGCGCTGCGGATGGCGAACTGCCGGATATATCCCTGACGCAGTACGAACAACTCCTTGCAAAAATCGGCGACATGGACGATCTGACCACCGCGGACAAGAATACCCTTGTAGCGGCCATAAACGAGGCAGCGCAGAGCGGCGGCGGTTCCGGTGGCGGGGGATTGCCGGCGGGCGGAACGCCGGGGCAGGTACTCACTCGAACCGCAAGCGGCTCGGCGTGGCAGGACGGCACTCCCGGCCCCGTCCGCCCCCAAGGCCCCGAAGGCAAGAAAGGCGATAAAGGCGACACGGGAGCCGCAGGAGAAACGGGCCCCACTGGCCCCAAAGGTGAACAGGGTATCCAAGGGCCTAAAGGCGACCCCGGAGACAAGGGAGAAACGGGCCCCAAGGGGGATACGGGAGCCACGGGCGAACGAGGCCCCGCAGGAGCGCACTATACGCCCTCTGTGACCGCTGACGGCGATTTATCGTGGAGTAATGACGGTGGGCTGGATAACCCCGCCACAGTCAATATACGGGGGCCACAGGGCGCACAGGGAGCCAAGGGCGATACGGGCGAAGGATTTGCCGTGTTGGGCTATTACGCTTCTCTCTCGGCATTACAAGCCGGAGTATCTAACCCCTCCGCTGGCGACGCTTACGGCGTGGGCGCGGGCGAACCGTATGATATATATATCTGGGACGGCGTAAACTCCAAGTGGGTAAACAACGGCCCCTTGCAGGGCGCAAAAGGTGAGCAGGGCCCCGCAGGCCCTAAAGGCGATACGGGCCCCAAGGGAGACCCCGGCGCGAAGGGTGACACTGGAGCCAAGGGAGAACAAGGCCCCACAGGCGCAGCCGCCGGATTTGGCACACCCACCGCCACGGCGACCACCCTTGACGCGGGAACCCCCGCTACTGTAGAGGTGACAGCTTCCGGCGCAGATACTGCGAAGGTATTTGCCTTTAAGTTCGGCGTTCCCAAGGGCGAAAAGGGCGCGACTGGTGAGCAGGGCGCAAAGGGAGAGCAGGGAGCGAAAGGAGACGCTGGAGCAAAGGGCGACCCCGGCCCCTACTTTACCCCCTCGGTATCCGCTGATGGCATAATCTCATGGAGCAATAACGGCGGCCTCGCTAATCCTCCCGACGCCAACATAAAAGGCCCACAGGGCGAACAGGGCATACAAGGTATCCAAGGCCCCGAAGGCCCGCAGGGCTTGCAGGGCATACAGGGCAAGCAGGGCATACAGGGCGAACAGGGCCCGCAGGGCGACCCCGGAGCAAAGGGCGACCCCGGCGCGAAGGGCGATACGGGTGAGCAAGGCCCGCAGGGTATCCAAGGGCCAAAGGGCGCGGACGGCCCCAAGGGCGACACCGGGCCGTATTTTACCCCCGCCGTCTCTGCCGAGGGAGTTATCTCATGGAGCAACAACGGGGGGCTGGATAACCCCGCAAGCGTCAGCATCAAAGGCCCGCAGGGGGCAAAGGGCGACACGGGAGCCAAAGGCGACACTGGCGCACAGGGCGAACAGGGCCCCGCAGGCCCTAACGAGATAACGGCCGATACCGCAACCACGCTGAACGGCCTGTTAAAGGGCAACGGCTCAACCGTACAGGCGGCACAATCTGGCGTTGACTACGCCACCCCCGCCACAGATACCGTTGTCACGGCCTCCGCGTCTGCGTGGAGCAATAATACTATAACGCTGCCCGTTACTGGCGTTATGGCTGATTCAAAGCTGGAAATCGGGCTAAGCGACACCGCCACGGATGACCAGTATGCAGCGGCAACGGCAGCGCAAATACGAGCTACGGGCAGTGGCAACGGAACGGTGACGCTAAAAGCGACAACCGCGCCTACAATTGACCTGCCTATAATCATAAGGAGGTTTAGCTAATGGGCATTATATCAAGATTCCCGGCTGGCGCAACTAAACCTTATATAGAAGAAACCTATAACTCAGACGGACAACTCATTGATGTAAAAATGTATGGGTATGAGACTATAAGGAATTATGCATTTGCAAATTGTTCGAGTTTGGCCTTAACCACCCTACCAAGCGGAATCACGAAGATTGGCCATAATGCGTTTGATGGTTGTTCGAGCTTGGCCTTAACCGCCCTACCGAGCGGAATTACTGATATTGGCATGTCTACGTTTGGTGGTTGTTCGAGCTTGGCCTTAACCACCCTACCGAGCGGAATCACGAAAATTGGTAATTTTGCGTTTGCGGATTGCACCAGCTTGACTTCACTGACTTTACCGAGCGGAATTACTAATATTGGCATTGATGCGTTTGCACGTTGCACCAGCTTGGTTTCACTGACTTTCGAAGGTACGCCAGAAAGCATAGCGAACGCCGCATTTGTCGCTTGCGACAACTTAACTACCATCAATGTACCGTGGGCAGAGGGCGCGGTAGCAAATGCGCCTTGGGGCGCGACAAATGCAACTATAACCTACGGGTATACGGGCTAAAACACAAGAAAGGAGCCGCACGGCTCTTTTTTAATACAAAAAAAAAAAGGAAAAAATCAAAATGAAGAAACTCACTTGTATCCTCGCGGTAATGCTCATGCTGTGCCTCTGCACCGTAGCCTACGCCGCCGACCCCGTAACTCTGGATATAACCGCGCTGGACTACCAGACCGGCAAGGCGGTATCCAAGACCTACGTCAACAACGAGTTGTTTTTGCTCAAGGTTGACCTGGGCATACCCCGGTTTTACGACTTGACCGACATGGAGCTTGTAATCGAGCTGGACGGCGTAAAACTGGACGCAAACGACCTGAGATTGGAGGCTGGCACATATTACCTGAGCGGCATAGTTACCGACCAGCCCGCCGCCCTCCGTATAACCGTCAAGGACAAGGCCTATGACAACGCCACCACGGCAGAAGAACTCTACAACGCCATGCAGAAAAACAGGACTGTAAGCAAAACCTACTATTTTAACGCCGCACAGCCCGCCGAACAGCCCATTGCAAAAAATCCCGTGGTGATACCCAAGACCGGCGACATATCTATTATAGCCTATGCCATCCCCCTCTCCCTGATAGGCTTTGGCCTTTTTGTGGCAGGTAAACGCAGATGACACTGGTACAGCAGTTTTTATCCTACCTCGGCGAGCACATCGGGGACGCTTATGTATGGGGCGCAAGGGGGCAGTGCCTTGACGACCTGAACATAGTCAAGTTTGTAAAAAACAGCGAGACCAACACCGAAAATTACGAGCGGGCTATGCGGTTTATCGCCAAGTCGGCCAAGAAACCCCTTTACGCTTTCGACTGCTCCGGGCTGATATGCGGCTTTCTCATGGCCAAGGGGCTTTCCGGACGTGTAAACTCACGTACCATGTACGCCAAGAGCAAGCGAATACACCGGGACGAGCTTCAGCCCGGCGACCTGGTATTTCGCTACCGGGACAAGGACAAATCCGGCGGCGGAACGTACAAATACATCTACCATGTAGGTGTATACGTCGGCAACGATAAGGTCATAGAGAGCAAGGGCAGAGACGACGGCGTTGTGCTTCGGGGAATAAACGCCTCAGGCCCCGCCTATTGGAACGAGTACGGACGCTGGGACATAATCTCCGGCGACGCGAAGGAAGACGAGCCGGAACAGGAAGTACCCGCCGCGCCGAAGAAAATCGAACTCACCTCGCCCATGATGCGGGGGGACAACATCAAAGCCTTGCAAACCGCCCTTAACGCCCTGGGCTATGACGCGGGGGACGCGGACGGCATAGCGGGCAAAAACACCGTTGCGGCCATACGGCGATTTGCGGGCGACTATGCAAACGCCGAGGAAACGGAACTGCCGGACGTGCTACAGGCTACTGTATCCGTGGACGGCAAAATCTATGTAGGCGCACTAAAAAAATAAGGAGGAGCACCCATGACCAAAGAATGGATATGGGCAATCGTAACGGGACTGAGCGGCATTTTGCTGGGCTGGATTGCCCACATAAAGACCGCAAGGAAAGACGCGGTTGATGCGGCTACACACGACACCGCCATTGATACCGCGCTCAAATCGGATGTGGATTATATCAAACGCGGCGTGGACGATATCAAACTCGATATGCGGGCGCAGGCTACAAAAATCGAGGACATAGACCGCCGCGTGGCCCGTGTGGAAGAAAGCGCGAAAAGCGCCCACCACCGGCTGGACAGGCTTGAAGCACACAACAACTAAAGGAGGAAAAAACATGAAACTCTCGAACAAGGTATACGACATTCTCAAGGCAATCGCCCTGATCTGGCTCCCCGCCATAGGCACTCTCTACTTTGCCCTCGCGGGTATATGGCAGCTCCCCTATCCTGAGGAGATCGTCGGCACCATCACCGCCGTTGACACGTTCCTCGGCGCGGTGCTTGGCATATCATCGGCAAACTACAACAAACAGTAGCCCCCGGACGGGATTCCCTTTCAATAGCCCCCCTTAATTGGGGGGCGTACTTTTATAAAGGAGGTGTAGGCTTTTGGAGAAGCGGGCCTCTTTGAAATGGATAAAGCATTGCTTAATTCCCGCTCCCGTACGGAATGGGAAGCACTCATACACGAATGGATACATAACGAAAAAGACCGCTGGCTGATAACCCGCAGATTGTTAGATGGGATACCATACGACGCTTTGACGGGCGAGTACCAGCTTAAATTTGAAATACCCCTTGAATACGACCAGATACGCAGGCGGTGCAAGGCCGCCGAAAAACAACTGAAAACGCACTGTAAATAGCCGATAAATAGCCGATGGGAGCAATCCTGTCGGCTCTTTTTTTATGCCAAAATTCAGGTAGAAGGGAGCGTGAAACAGTGTATCCATACCAACCTTATTTTAACCAGCAAACCCAATATCAGCGAACCGAAGTAGTCAAAGTGAACGGCGAGGGCGGCGCAAAGGCGTATCAAATGCCCCCTAATAGCTCCGCTCTTCTATTAGACGAAACGGCCCCCATAGTGTGGCTTAAAACAACGGACGGGGCGGGGTTCCCCTCTCTCTCGCCTTATAGCATAACCCCGTATAAACCCGCTCCGCCTGTCGATGTGAACGGCCTTGAACAGAGAATAGCCAGATTGGAGGAAATGATAAATGCCAAACCCGATACTACAAATGCTAAGCGGAGGAAATCCGAGGAAACTCAACCCACAAATGATAGCGCAGGCTAAACAGATGATGTCCGTTCCCGGACAAATACAGAAGATAAAGCAGATGATAGGCAACGGCGACCCTAAACAGATGTTTTATGCGGCCTGCAAACAATATGGGATAGATCCCGAGGATATTCTTTCTGAATTAAGATAGACCATTACCCGAAGCGCGCGCGGGATTGGAATATAAATCGAAAGGAACTTTAGAACTATGGATAATATGCCCTCTCTCGCGGATATAGCCGCGGTAACTGATGGCAAGACTGACGGCTTCAACGGAGGCTTCTGGATATTCGCCCTTATCATACTTTTTGCTATGATGGGCGGCGGCTTTGGCGGCTGGAACCGCCAGGGCGAATTTGGACAGTATGCCACCGCTGCGTCTCAGCAGGAGATTCTATTCGGTCAGCACTTTGGCCAGATCAATGACCGCCTGACCAATATCGGCAACGGTATATGCGATTCCACCTTCGCGCTGAACAATGCTATCACCACCGAAGGCCGGAACCTGTCCAGCCAGCTCGCAAACTGCTGCTGTGAACAGAGGCTCGGTATAGCCAACCTCTCAGCGCAGATGAACCAGAACACCTGCGACATCACCAACGCTATCCACGCCGAGGCCGAGGCCACCCGCTCCATGATCCAGGCAAACGAGATTCAGTCTCTCAGGGACAAAGTCTCCAGCCTTGAAATGGATAACCGTATGTACGGAGTAGTCCGCTATCCCAACGGTTACACCTACAACGCGGGTAATTCTCCATTCTGCGGTAACAACTGCGGCTGCTGCTGCTAATTCCGGCTATGCCGTGATATATCGGGGCGGCGTATGCTGCCCCTTGATTTTTGAAAGGAGCATAAAAAATGGCTTGTAAAAATGTATGCAAACTCTGCCCCAACCTTATAATCTCCCAGGCAGTTACCTTCACGGCGGGAACCGGGCTGATAATCAACCTCCCGGCAGGCAACTATAACGACAACCAGAAATACTGCATCGTGGTAGCACAGTCTATCCCGGCGGCTACCACCATAACCGCGCCTGTGCTCATCACTATCGGAACCGGCACGGAGCAGTACCCACTGATAGGCAACTGCTGCAACCAGGTCACAGCCTGCGCCATACGCACCCGCACCAGGTATGCCACTATCGTAAAAACCAACGCCGCCGGCGGCAGTTTTAAAATGCTTGGCAAAACTGCTTGCACTCAGGGGCTTGCCAGCATTGACGGAGGCGCAGAGTAATGAGCTTTAAGGAGATCATACGCCTGATATCCGAAAGGCACACCGATATGACGGAAGTGACCGATGCGCTCTCTGATATGATGCACACGGTAAAAGACCGTCTGCCGGAAGTGTACAAAGAAACAATGTATTGCCTCGAAGAGATAGCATATCGGATAACTCCCGAAGAGGCGCGACAGATAGTCAAAGGTATGCGCCCATACGGTCAGAAATGGGACTATGATACCATCAAGGCGTTTCTGGCGACGAAAGGCATAACGGCGGTATGCAAATACTATCTGTGCATGAATATGTACTACAACGATAGTCACGATACCGCTGAAATGGTAGGCAGGGGAGAAGACCCGGAGTTTTATTTCAGCCTTGCAAAAGATTTCATTAACGATATAGACGGTAAGGATTTCAAGGTTGAAAAATATTTTACTGCGTAACTGGCAACCTTCCGGCAACTTTCTGGCAACCTTTTATTTCAAACCCTAAAACGAGCGTAAACGAAAAATATAGATAAACAGCCGCTTTTTACGGACGAGAAACTGCAAGGAACTGAATAAAAAACGGGTAGCCGCCGGATACCAAACATCAAAAACGCCTGTGCTACACGGGCGTTTTTCTTAGGTATTTAGGGCTTTTTCGCTTGCTTGTGCTCATTTTGTGGTTTCGCTCTGGCAACTTTCTGGCAACCTTTTTTTGAAAGCGTCCATAACCGCGCCCGCGCTTGCGTCCTCTTTTTCCTTTGAAAGGTGTGAATAAATTTCAAGCGTTACCTTTACGTTGGCGTGGCCAAGGAATTTCTGCGCGGAAAGCACGTCAACGCCGGCATTATAGAGTATGGAGGCGTAATTGTGCCGGAAGTAGTGCGGCGTGAGGATAGAGGCGCCGTCCTCTCTCGTTTCTATGTCGGGCCCCAACTCTGCCATGCGCTCCATCAGCGAACGCCATAGCCTATTTGAAGAGGAATTGCGATAGTACGTTCCATCGGGGGCAGGGAATACAAACGCCTGAGGGAATCCCCGCACGAGCATTTCCGCCAGCTCGTCCGGCAGAGGTATATCCCGTATGCTCTCCTTCGTCTTGGGCGGGGTTATCGCGCCCTTCCTTAAATTGACCTGCTGCCGGACGTGTACGACCTTCTTCCTGAAATCTACACATTCCCATTGCAGGCCGAGGGCTTCGCCGAGCCTCATTCCGGTATAGTATAGTAATGCCACCAGCAGGCCGTTTTCCTCCTGCATCAGCTTCTTTGCCGCCACTTCCTCCGCTTCCGTCAGCGCCCGGCGGCTCGACTTTTCTTTCGTGGGCTTGACCAGCCCCAAGGTCACGTCCCGCTGGATTATCCCCTCGGAGTATGCCCGCTTAAAAACGGATTCTAACACATGATGTACATTTTCGATTATGGTTACGCACGTATCGCCCTTGGAGTTAAGCAGCTCCTGCAAATCCATAGTGGATATTGCGGTGAGCCGCTTGTCCCCCAGAACAGGCAATATGTGCTTGTTGAGTGCCGTCTTATATCCGCTCTGTGCCGATTCCTTTATATTCGGCTTTTTGTAGACGTTATACCACTGTATGGCGTATGGGCCGAAAAGCGCGTCCTTCTGCGCGGTGCGCCCGGTGATGAACTCTTGTTTGACCGCCTCCTTCGCGGCCTCAAGCTCCTTCTTTGTGCGCCCGGATACATATTTTATCACGCTGCCGCCGTTCATATCCTTGCCGACGGTTACTTTAGCCCTATACCTCCCGTCGCTTTGCCTTGCCATTTACAAAAACCTCCCGTTATGTTAAAATCGGAGGCGGAGAAGCATCCACCTCTAATCCCCCTATAAGCGCTGCGCCAACAGCCGGGGGATTTTTTATTTTATCTTGTCGAGCAATACGGACTTCTTCGCCGCAAACTCCTCATCACTCAGGATACCACTATCCCGCAATTCACCCAGCTTGCGGAGCTGCTCGACGACATCAACGGGCGGCGCGTCCTGCACACCAGAGCCGTGTGCCCTGTCCCGCTGCTTTTCTGAGAGGATCACAGCCCCGTCGCCGTCCGTAAAACTGCCGCTGGCTATACTGCATATATCTATGATAACACCAACACCAAAGCAGCCGGCAGTCAGCAACCAAAGAACAGCCGTGAGCGGCTTGTTGACGTAAAACCGATGTATACCCAAGCCACCCAGGAATATACATAAAAGCAGCGTAGTAAGCCAGTCCTTTTCAGATACATTCGGTTTGCGAACACCGGTATTTTCCATATTTTCAACTTCCTCCTTTTTCTCTGCCTCGTCGTCTGTAATTTCCGTTTCGGCGATGAGCGGCACGTCCTGCGCCGCCTCGCATTTGATCTGTTTCGCTTCGCGCTCATCCTGCTCTGCCTTGAGCTCGTCTCGTTCCGCCTTATTCTTTTTTATACATTCCTCACAGTGCCCAAGGTTGTTGAGCGGCAAGAACAACCCCTTTTTCCCACACTGAGAGCACTGATGTATCATACCCATTGACCAAACCCTCCTATTTTAACCTTTTCCATTCTTTTATGCTGATGTATATGAGAAAGCCTGCGAATATCGCGAAAACCAGCATTATACCCCCTGCTATTGTCGATAAATGCTTAGTTTCGGGGCGTATCAGCCCCATGCTCGGATATCTGCTATCTATGATAAATATTCCGCTTAAAACCACCATCAATAACACGGAAACACCTGACAACAGGGGCAATTGAATGTTTTTACGCCGCCCTTCGGCTACCAGATCGTTTATACGCTCCTTGTTAGTGGCGATAAGTTCTTCGTATAAATCCTCTTTACTATATCCTTGCGGAACTCTCACAAAGTCAGAATCTATATCCCGCAGACTTTTGCCAATGGTATTTAATATCCTTATCAGCGTATCTACGCCGGGATTTGATGTTTGCCCGTGAAGCACCTTTTTGACAGTAGCGAGCGACAGCCCGCATTCGTCCGCGATCTCCTGCTGCGTCTTACCGGATTGCCGCACAAGCTCCTGTAATCGCTCAAAGTCCATTATTTTACCCCCCATTTAAACAATTTTTACCCTGAAAGGATACTATTTGTAGCTTTAAAAAACCAAGGGAACGAGATATGCTTAATTCAGACCGGGGCGGCTCCCATGAAGCTTCTCCGCCGTTCTGGCCGAGGCGGAGGTGAGCGGCTCCCGCTCCCTCTGCCGGTTAAAGGCAAATCCGAGGCACGATTTGTGCAACATTGTTGAGCGCAGTCCCCCTTATGGTACTCTCATACAAATTCCCCCTTTCTTTTTGAATCTAACGTGTTATTATCAAAACAGAACAAGTGTTTGGAGGTAAAAAGATGACTGAACATGAAAAAGAACGAGCTTTTATTGAAGCTTTAAAAGACCCCGAAAAATTCAAAGCTATTTTTGCGATAATACAAAATGATCGACGAGAACGCGGGCTTCCTGAGATAATTCTCTGTAAGCCAGTATAAGCTTATACTCGTTTTCGGACACAAGCCTATGAAGATTCTCGACCTCTTGACGCCCATACAGGTAATCCATATCAACGTTGTATATGTCGGCTATCGTTTCGAGCAATTCATCATCAGGACGGCGCTCATTGCGCTCGACCATGGAGATTGTGCTTCTTGACACCCCGACAAGTTTCGCTAATTCATCCTGAGTATGGCCATGCTCTGTTCTCAAACGCTTAATTCGGCTACCAAATAAAGCCATTCATATCACCTCGACACCACTATAACACAGAGAGTGACAAATGTAAATAAAAAATGTTACAAATAGTGTTGACACGCTTAGTGTCATGGTGCTATACTTAAAACACAGAAAAGAATGGGAGGTGAAAATCATGCCCACGCGAGAAGAAATAGGACGTAGGTTGCGCGAATGCCGCAAGACAAAAGGCATAAGTAGCGAAAAAGCAGCTATTGAAATGGGGCTTACGGCATCGTCCTTGCGAAAATATGAGAGCGGCGAAAGAACGCCTCGTGATGAAGTCAAAATCACAATCGCTGATTATTATGGTATGAGCGTACAGGCAATTTTTTTTGATGTAGCATGACACTATGCGTGTCAAAAAGCGAACAGACAACATAGGAGGTGAGCGGCATGATGTTTAGAGACAAGTGGACGTGCAAATGGGACGAGCAGAACTCAGACAAGAAACTGCTAAGCATTTATGAAGAGGTCAGGCGGACGCAAACGCAAATATTCGTGCTCGGAGCGCTCGTCATATTAGGGCTAATACTGCAAGTGACAGGGAGGTGAGCGGCATGATGAACCTTGAACAACTGGAAGCGACAGAAAAGAAAGTGGCGGCCATATTAGCGGAATCCGGCGCCACTCTCCCCGAAGTGGAGTGCATCTTAGCACATTGCAAATGTTACCTTACTGCCTCGTATTGCGAGAACCCGGAACATCAGAAAGGAAACCGCCATGGATAACTTTGACAAGCTGCTGCGGGATATGATAACCGCCGCCGTGGACGAGCGTATAAACAGCGTTGAAGCGCTGGAGGAGCGCATGGTGAAGATGCACGGCGAGTATGTCACCACCAAGCGGGCATCCGAGATCATCAACGTAGACCCCGGCACCATACGCGCCATGTGCAGGGATGGGCGCCTCATGGCGACCGCCGCCGACGGCCACGCCCCCCTCATACTGGTGCGGAGCATGGCCTCCATGGTAGAGGATAAGACAGCGGATCAGCCCAGGGTAAAAGCTGCCCGCCGCCATAAGTACGACGATTGTAAATACAAAGTGCAGTAGCTCCCCGTGCGAAAGGGGAGAGCAGAGGGCGGCATCTTGGGCCGGTGTCCGATGGGCAGAGTTTATAATCTCCTTTTTGATATACACAGACCACCTGATATGTCCGACAAAACGCTGCTTCTGCTCACCGCCCTCTGCTGTCTCCTTTTGCCGGAGGTGATGCGAATGACCTAACAAACCCACAACAGCACGTTAGCAACTCGACCGGGCGAGTATAAACAGGATTCAGGCCCGGTGCGTCTCCCGCGGACGGGTTTGCCGATAGCCCGCGCCGCCGGAGGGTATCAGATCATAGGGAGGACATAAAAAAATGAAATTAGGAGAACTACCATTCGGAAGCAATATCAAAATCCCCGAGCGCCGCGAGGGTGGAACCTACGAGCTGGCTGACTACACCCTCGGCTGCCTCAATAATTTTGACGTAGGCACCGCAGGGCTTATCCGCAAAGACATACACAGCCTGTGCCGGTTCGGCGACAGCGTGGAGTACGCCGGTTCTGACCTAGACAAACGCATGGCCGAGATATACGATAGTTACCCTGACGAGCTTAAAGAGCTGATTATCCCAAGCACGATCCCGTTGTATAACGGCAGCGGCGCCGAGGATATAACCCGAAAAGTGTTCGCCCCCACGTTGACCATGATAGGCTGCGGCGTCAACCACGGAGTGGAAGAAGGTTTCACATGGCCTATATTCACTGGCTGGAATAGCCGAATAAAGACCCTCAACGGCTCGGCAGACTGGTGGTGGCTTTCCTCGCGGCTCTCCTCTGACAGCGCTTGGATCGTCGGCTCGGGCGGCTCCGCCGACTACTTCGGCCTCTCGTCGCTCACGCTTGGGGTTGTCCCCGCTTTTGTAATCCCTCAATCGGTGCAGATTGACGACACACCGGATAATGACGGCAGCTACAGATTGACGGAGCTGCAAAGCTATTGCTCGTAAAAAAGCCATGAAAAGCAAGCGCACAAAAGCATGCGAAATACCTCTCAAAGTCAAGCGGTATGTATGGGAGAGGGACCATCATTGCTGCGTCCTGTGCGGCAGGCCCGGCAACCCGGACGCGCATTTTATTCCGCGCTCCCATAACGGCAAGGGAATAGAAGAGAACATCGTCACCCTGTGCCCTGAATGCCACAGGGATTACGACAATTCGGAACGCAGGCCGGAGATCAGAAAGGCCCTTAGAGCGTACCTTATGGCCAAATACCCGGACTGGGACGAGGAAAAGCTGAGATACCGTAAGTGGAGGAGTGATTACATATGCAAGTAAAGGATATCCTCCCCATGCTGGCACTGCTCAAGAGCCAGCGGGTAAAACTCTACCATGCCCCAGGCGGGGAACTGCTGGGCAGCTATAACAGGACAGACATACAGCCCGGAGTGTGCGACGAAACCATCGGCAAACTCATGGACGCAACGTTGATATGCGTTGACGCCAACAATCAAAACATCAACTTACACATTGCGACAGGGAGGGATTGATATGTGGGGAGCATTTTTTAGCTGGGGAGTGCCGATGTTTGTTATCGGTATAATGACAGGCTTTGCCTTCGCGCCACGTAAAAGGAGATAACCATGGAAGCGTGCATAACCGGACAAACCCTGTGCTGGCGGTGCCAGAGGGCGACCAACGCGCCGGGCATGGGCTGCAGCTGGTCTCGCCGCGCCGATCCCGAACCCGTTGAGGGCTGGGAGGCAAGGGAAACAACACTGAAGAGCAGCGACTATTACCACGGCAAAAACTACACGACATTTATACAGTCCTACGTCATCCGCGCCTGCCCGCTGTTTTTACCGGACGGGAAAAGTGAGCCGCCGCGTATACAAAAGAAGTGGATCGTCGAAGTGGACGGCGAGTGGCTGACAACGCATGAGACAAGGGAGCGGCTGGGCATCGACAGGCACGAAATATACAAACTGATCGAGCGCGGCAAGCTTAATGCCAGACAAGTGGAGTGAATGAGCTAAAAACATATCAAAAGAACTGATTATCCCAAGGAGGAAAGCGAAATGACAAAAGATGAAATAATCGTCATGCTTGCGGAACAGCTTGCCGAAGTGCGGCATGACCGCGACCTGTGGAAAGCTCTTTATCGGAACGAGATAGACAAGAGGCTGGAAAAGGAAGGTGAGTAATGGAGCAGTACCTTTTAGCTAAAGCCTACAAACCGTTTGAGGACACCTACTATGACCGATATGACCCTAATCTTTTAAAACAGGAGGCGAGATAATGTCACTTTACGACATAGCGAAGAATCTCAATGACTTTATGGACGCGGTTGACCGTGGAGAGATACCCGAAGAAGCCGTGTATGACACCCTCGAAAGCCTTGATATGCAGCTCGATGACAAAATTGACAACGTGGCCTGCATGATAAAGAACCTTGCCGCAGAGGCAAAGAGCATCAAGGAGGAAGCCGACAACCTCACCGCCAGAGCCAAGGCAAAGGCCAATAAGGCCGAGTGGCTTAAAGGCTACCTTGCAACGCAGATGCAGCTATCCAATAAGGAAAAGTTTGAAAGCAAGCGGAACAAGCTGACATTCAGAAAGTCAGAAAGCGTCGAGGTAAACGAGGAAGCCTTTATAAAGTGGGCGGCGCAGGGGCATGACGAGCTTCTGACCTATAAGCCCCCCGTGCCTAACAAAACGGCGATAAAGGAGCTTCTGAAATCCGGCGGGACGGCAGAGGGCGCGGAAATCGTTGTAAAGCAGAATTTGCAGATAAAGTGAGGGGAGCATGGAGAACTATTTTTCAGAACTTAATTCCGTCAACGTCAAGGACAAGGTAGAGAAGAAGAACGGGCTGGACTATCTTTCGTGGGCGTATGCGTGGGGAGAATTGAAGAAGCTCCACCCCGACGCCATATCTACCATCTACCACAACAAAGACGATTGGAACTACTTCACGGACGGAAAAACCTGCTGGGTTAAGACCGGAGTAACCGTGAACGGCATAGAACACATTGAAGAATTGCCGGTCATGGACTACAAGAACCATAGCATACCCCTTGAAAAGGTAACATCAACAGACATTAACAAGGCCATACAGAGGTCAATCACAAAGGCAATCGCCCGTCACGGCCTGGGGCTGTACCTTTACGCCGGAGAGGATTTGCCGGAGGACGAGCCGAAGTTCAAGCCTAACGTGTACGACAACCTTTCCTCCGACCCTGAGATAAAGGCCATGCAGGAAGAAGTTATAGCCCTGTGTAAGGGGAGCGTAGACTTAGCCAATAAAGCGGCAAAAAAGAACTACGGCGTGGACGTGTGGAATATGACGCGGGAGCAGTTAAGCACCACGCTCGACAAGCTGAACGCAAAGGGGGCTTAAATGGAGCTGTGGGACGAAATAATGACAGAGCAAGCCCTACTTGACAGGGCGGTGCAGGAGCTTAAGCCGCGAGGACGGAAAAAGGCCGAAACGGAGCGCGAGTACAGAATGGCGTTATCTAAAAGGCTTACCGTCCTCCGCGCCGAGGGGCAGCCAGTAACACACCTTCTGGACATTGCCAAAGGCGAAGAAGATATAGCCAAGCTGAGAATGGAACGGGACATAGCCGAGAGCCTATATGATTCGGCGGTGGAAGCGATAAACGCGCAGAAGCTAAAGATAAGGATACTCGAAGGGCAGCTATCCAGAGAATGGGGGAACACGAAATGAAAAGCAAGCGAACCAAGGCGTGTGAGATACCCCCGAAGGTCAAAGCACGGGTATGGGAAAGAGATCATCAGTTATGCGTCCTCTGTGGGCGCATAGGAAGCCCTGTGGCGCATTTTATCCCGCGAAGCCATAACGGTAAGGGGATAGAACAAAATATCGTTACGCTGTGTCCTGAGTGCCATAGAGACTATGATAATTCGGAAAGGAGGCCGGAGCTTAGAAAAAAGCTGAGGGCGTATCTCATGGCAAAGTATCCCGATTGGAACGAAGAAAAACTAACGTATAGGAAGTGGAAAAATGTATTATAAGGGTTTTAATAAGGATATGACCTGTAAAGGGTTCCAGTACGAAGAAGGAAAAGAGTATCACGAAGAAGAAGCTATCGTATGTAAAAAGGGGTTTCACGCTTGCGAGTATCCTTTGGATTGTTTTAACTACTATAACCCGGCTGAGAGCGTCTTTCACGAGGTCGAACTTGGAGAAGACGCATACGGCGGTGACGGAAACGACACGAAAAAATGTAGCAAATCCATAAAAGTAGGCGCAAGGTTAGATATTGCTGGCATAGTCAAAGCGGCAATCAATTATACAAGAGAAAATTATGTAGACGGCAAAAGCAGCGGAGACCAGAGCGCCCTTTCCGGCGGAAACTGGAGCGCCCTTTCCGGCGGATACCGAAGCGCCCTTTCCGGCGGAAACCGGAGCGCCCTTTCCGGCGGAGACTGGAGCGCCCTTTCCGGCGGATACCGGAGCGCCCTTTCCGGCGGAGACTGGAGCGCCCTTTCCGGCGGATACCGAAGCGCCCTTTCCGGCGGATACCGAAGCGCCCTTTCCGGCGGAGACCGGAGCGTTTTGCGGGGCGGCAAAGGATGCAAATACAGAGGTGGCCTGTGGTCAGTATTTGCGGCTGAAATATATGATGCTGATGAGTTAATCGGCATGAAAACCGCTGTTGTGGATGGGGAGAATATAAAACCTGACACATGGTATCAATTTGACGGCAAGGAGTTTATCGAAAGCAATGAATAAAGCAATTTTGACCGGAAACCTGACGAAAGACCCAGAACTAAGGACGACCACAAGCGGAACAAGCGTATGCACCTTTACGGTAGCGGTGCAGCGCAGATACAAGGGCACTGACGGTAAACCCCCTGTTGACTATCTCAATATAGTAGTGTGGCGGCAGTTGGGCGAGCTGTGCGGAAAGTACCTCTCAAAGGGCCGCAAAGTCCTTATAGAAGGTGAGATACAGAACAGGAGCTATGAGGATAAGGATGGGAGCAAGCGGTACATAACCGAAATCACAGCGGAAAACGTTGAATTTCTCACGCCGAGAGAAAAAACGGACACTCCGGCAGGGTTTACCGAAATAGACGATGAGCAATTACCCTTTTAGTCATGGAGTACGTAACAGAAAGCCGCCTTGCCACGATAGGCGAGGGCGATGGCTGGTCGATAGAACTCTACCTTATGGCATACCCGGACACCTACAAGCCCTTTTATGTGTTAGGGCTATGGGACAAACGGGAGAATCGGATTAAAAAATCAATTTCTTTCGCGCCGGATGACATGAGAAGGTTAAGGGACGTGCTGAACGAATACATACGAGGTTAATGATGCAATACATCAGTCAGATAAACGCCTATTGGAATTGGGTAAAACTAAACGCCCTACCTTCCAGAGCCGGATATTTGTACTTTGCAATTTTAGATTGTGCAAATACGGCAGGCTGGAAGCGGGAGTTTAACGCGCCTAATTCAACGCTTCAAGCGATGGCGGGACTTGATAAGAACGGTTTAACGAGGTATCGCAATATACTGATACAGCAGGGCTTGATTAAATACAAAGCAGGAGACAGGGGGGCTACCGGGAAGTATGAAATCGTCCAGCTATATGACAATGGTATTGATTTAGGTATCAAAAAAAGGAATCAAATTGATACTCAAGTTGATACCCAAACCGAACCTAAGTTGATACCCAAACCGAACCCAAATAGGGTACATACAATAGATAAAGATAAAGATAAAGATAAAGATAAAGATAATATATCCCCCTCTATAATCCCCCCCAAGGGGATACCACCCACACTTGAAGCCGTGAGGGAATACTGCAAGGAACGCAGGAACAGCGTTGACCCGGAGAAGTTTTATGACTTCTACGCCTCTAAAGGTTGGATGGTGGGGAAAAACAAGATGAAGGACTGGAAAGCTGCTGTCAGGACATGGGAGCGCAGCAGAAACGAGATACCCCGCGTCTCGACATGGGATAATCCGGTCTACGAAAAACTGTGCTTGCCGAAAAAGCTGTTTTAGGTTCTGCGCTTCTCGGTCGTGAGGCTTTAGAGAGAATATGCGGGGAATTGAGACCTGACGATTTTGAGAGGCCGGAACACCAAGAGATATTTTCCGCTATCTTTGCCCTTTTCAACGCAAACGAGCCGGTAGACCCCGTAACGGTAGCTGACAGGCTGGGCGGCAGGGCCGGTGGGATACAGTACATCACGGAAATAGTCACCGGCACTGTATCAGCGGCAAATGTTGATTATCACATCAAGGTGGTGCTGGAGGAATCCAGGAAGCGACACGCCATTTCGGGACTGCGGGAAGTGGTCAAGGACATGAAATCGGGAAAGAACGAGGGATACCTTGACCGTATGCAGGGCGTTATAGACGCTGTACGGGCGCGTGGAGGGCGTAAAGTAAGCAGGGCAGGGAAAGACTTTGACGCGGCCCTATATGGGCTTATAAACGGCACTGAGGGGCTTACAACGGGGTTTCAGGTTCTCGACCAGACGTTAGGCGGGTTGAAAAGAGGGCATTTAACCATCATCGGAGCCAGACCGTCAGTAGGCAAGACCTCACTTGCCATGAATATAGCCGTGAATATGGCGTTGTTCGACAGGACGGTAGCGGTGTTTTCGCTGGAAATGCCGAGGGAGGACGTGCTTCAAAGGGCGATCATCAGCTATGCGAGGTGCAGCCGTGATGAAATGTTTAGCGGCGGTCAGGAAGCGGTTGACAGGATACAGAACGCCGTAAGCAAACTGAGCGCGACAAGGTTGTATCTGTCGGATAATGCCTATACCGTGGAGGCAATAAGGTCACAATGCTACGCGATAAAGCAGCAGGAACGGGAATTAGACCTCATAGCGATTGATTATTTAGGGCTAATACAATCCAGCCTGAGGAACCGCACACGGGAAAACGAGGTATCCGACATAAGCCGAAAAATAAAGCTTTTGGCGAAGGAACTGAATGCCCCTGTCGTTCTTCTGTGCCAGCTCAACAGGGCGATAGAAGGCCGGAACGATGGAAGGCCGAGACTATCGGACTTGCGGGAATCGGGAGCCATAGAGCAGGACGCGGACGAGGTATTATTCCTTCACCGACCTGACCCGCAAAGCGAGGACGCGAACATCATCGTGGCAAAGAACCGAAACGGGCGAACCGGGGAACTAAGCGTGAAATGGTACGGAAAGTATTTTCTGTATGAGGATGAAATTGTGGAATGGGAGGAACTATGACAGAAGAACTCGCAAAGTGGATAACGCAAACCATATTCCAGAGCGTGATGGACAACATGAAGGACGGAAAGGCCGTTGTAAGTGTTAATGGCGTTACCGTGTTGACCTTCACCGACAACGGTGACGGCTGGGATATACACTGGGATGAGTAAGGCGCAGAGAGAAAAAGGCAAAGCCGGAGAACGGGAGCTTGCCGCCCTGTTCCGTGAATACGGGTTCAATGCCCGGCGGACTTCCCAATACTGCGGACAAACGGGGGACGCATCGGACGTGATAGGTTTACCGGGGATTCACGTTGAGTGCAAACGCTGCGAGACGACAAAAATCCATGAATGGATGGCGCAGGCGAAGCGCGACGCAAAGCCGGAGCTTATACCGGCGGTGTTTCACCGAAGGAGCCGCGAAAAATGGTTAGTAACTATGCAAGCGGAGGATTTTTTGAGGTTGTATGAAGCAAACGCTATGTTGGACGTGCCGGAGAGCGACAAATAAACCCGGTTTAGGGTGCAGTTGGAGCCGCCAAGATGGGATGCCCGTTAAAGGCTGGAACGCAAGACCGACAACGATAAACTGTCACGATAACAGCGGCTGGGATGGTGGAAGCTACCACGTCAGAGAATGCCCGTTATACCTGGCGGATGGAAAAAAGGACGAGACAGGTTGTAGGGTTTATGTACAGCAAGGCGAAGAAAAGTTGACGGTAAGAGAAATGGCTGAGAAGGCCGGAATATCAGAGTTTACAGTACGAAAAAGAATCAAGAGGGGGATTTATGAAACTGCAAGCGTATGAGTTTTACGAAATCCACGATGGAAAAGAGAATTATCGAAAGACCTTTACCACTCTCGAAGCGGCGAAGAAATACTACACCCGAATGACGATGCAGGGCGCACTTTTGAGGGCAAAGGTTGACGGTAAGCAATTACTGATACACGAGGCAGATAAGATGTTTAGGAGCGAAAACGATGTACAGCAAAATAGTAGACCATTACGGCGCAAAGCATCAAGCCATTAAAGCCGTTGAGGAGCTGAACGAGCTTGCCGTTGAACTTAGTAAGTGGGTGAACGGTCAAGGCAGCAGGAAGAAAATCCTTGAAGAATGCGCGGACGTGGAAATTATGCTGTGGCAGATGCAGACAATATTCGGGGATTGGGACGACTGGAAAGCCTATAAATTAGGCAGAGTAGAGGGGCGGATATGGAAAGAACAAGGATAAACGCAGAAGGAAAAGAATTATTTGCTTCTCTGTACGCCGTTGAAAATATCCTAAAAGTGTACGAAGAAAAGTATCATCGGCTGGTAGACCGTATTCCTAACGGCTGGCGAAATTTCCGATTGGCGCAGAGCAATATTGAGAAAATCAATACTGCGCTGATAGACACGATACCTGTTGAGCAGCTTATCACGCTGAAAAAGCAGTTAGATTTGACCGACATACAGATAGGCATTAAAAGCCCCGCCGGACGGAGTAAAAATTATTGGGTGATGAGCTATGACGATTTAGCCGACCTTGCCGATGCCGCCACAAAAAACGAGTGCTTTTGCTGTGACGGCGCGAAACATAACTGCCGATTAAGGCAAATCTTGAAGGAGCTGCCTATTCAGGGCGTAAGCAAGCTGATAGTGAACTGTTGGAGGGAAGGATGAGAGTTACCTATGACTAAATTCACCCCTATGTTTTCGAGCGACAAGGACTATTGGGAAACGCCGCAAAGCCTGTTTGATGAGCTGAACGCCGAGTTTAATTTCACACTGGACGCGGCGGCGAACGACGCCAACCATAAATGTGAGCGGTACTTCACAAAAAAAGATAACGGTTTGCTGCAAGATTGGCAGGGCGAAACAGTGTTTTGCAATCCTCCTTATGGTAACAGGGAGACAGGACAATGGACAGAGAAATGCTACCGCGAGGCACAGAAACCCGGAACAACGGTTGTGCTGCTGATACCCGCCCGGACAGACAGAGCCAGTTTTCATGAGTACATTATGGGCAAAGCTGAAATCCGTTTTATTCGTGGGCGGCTCAAATTCGAGCTTGCGGGCAAGCCCGTACTTGATCGCAATGGGCGGCCAATGCCGGCGCCATTTTCGAGCATGGTTGTGATCTGGCGGAAAACGGTAAATACGACAGGAGGTGAGCGGCATGACTAACCACGAATACCTAAAACAGCAATCCGCCGAATGGCTGGCAGCTAAACTTGCCAAACGAATGAATTGCTCGCTATGCCCGGTGGTTGACGAATGCATAGAAATGGCGAAAATACTCGGCGAATTGTATCCCGGCGAATGCCGGAAAATGCTGGAAAACTGGTTGAACGCAGAAAGGAGAAACAATGAGTAAAGAATATATAGAGCGAGAAGAGGCTAAGGCACGACTTAGAATATGGATCACAGATTGCGTATTAGACGGGGACAATGAGGCGGCAGACTGTTTCAGAGGCTGTATAGACCTCCTTGACAGTATCCCTGCCGCCGATGTTGCTCCGGCTGTGGAACTTGAAGATTTGAGAGCCAAGTATCAAGCACTCGTTACTGAAAAAGCTAAGAATAGTGGGGATACTGCTGAAACTTATACAACCGGGTATCGCTATGGTCACAGAAACGGGCAGATTGAATTGCTTCAACAGATTTTAGGCATTTTCGATGGTGTAAGCGAGCTGGAGGAAACAAATGAGTAAAGAATATATAGGCCGCGAAGAAGCGATATTGGCAGTAAGACACGCATGGGCGAAGGGGCTTGCCCGTATGAAGACATGAGAGATTTTGCCGAGGTAGTACAAGGACGGTGGATAAGTGTTGATAGCTCGTATTGGAAACCTACACACAGCAGCGATATTCCTGTTTTTAGAAAAACATACAGATGTTCAGAGTGCAGAAGGAGAACAGCCATAGCAGAAAATTACTGACCCAACTGCGGGGCAAAAATGGATAAGGAGGAAGCCGATGAACTGGATTAAAGTGAGAGACAGACTACCAGAAGAAAAGGAACCGGTGATTATCCTGCTGCAAGATGGACAGATTTTTCGCGGCGAGATACGCATGAGACAATTATTGCCGGAATGGTGGTATTACTACGATGCCGGCAGCACTGACATTGACATGCTGGGGCTTTTATATCCCATAGAAAAGTTTGGCGGACTATGGTTTGGAGGTAATCCTGTTATTGCATGGATGCCCATGCCCGAACCACCGAAGGAGGAAAAATGAAACGAGCAATAGTAATAATAATGCTGGTCGTTCTATTGTCTGTATCCCTGTGCGGGTGCGTAAAGGCCGAGGCTGGCAATCACAAACTGTGGACGCTGGACAGGGATCCATTGTACACGATATATGTTGACACCCGCACGGGGGTACAGTACCTTCGGACGTATAACGGCGGCGTATGCGTAATGGTAGACGCGGAGGGGCAGCCGCTGATATGGGAGGAAGAAAAATGATAACGATCCACAACAACGAAGAGCCGCTGTACAAGCTGGCGAAGGAAATCCACGACAACGCTGTATCCCACGGCTGGTGGGACGAGCCTCGCAACCTACTGGAGATCGCTGCCCTGTGCCGGAGAAAACAGGCCGAAATAGAGGGGAGGGGGGGCATCAAAAAGCTAAATCAACCCTCCGTGGTACCGGGGCGGCCCATCGGAAGA